TGGGTCGGTGGCGACCTTGTACAGTTCAATCAGCACTGGCGCGTTGCCTTCGGCAAGGTTGATGTCTTGGTAACGGATGGCGACGGTCGGCTGTGGCGAGGTAAACATGCCCACGGCTTTTTTCGCGGTATGCGAATAAGCGGCTTTCAGCGGGAAGACCGGCGCGGGTGCCGTGGGCAGGGATTTAATCAAGACCTCGCCGTATGCGCCGTTATCCAGCAACTCATAGTGCGAAGGGTCTAGGGTTTTGGCGGGACTGGCGCTATCGGTAATGACTACGTTAGACGCGCCGGCTTGTGCTAAGCGAACCGTATCGCCCGCCGCGACCGCGCCCAAATCCTCGCCGGTGACGGTGCCTGCGGGCGTGATGACCGGCTTGCCGTACAAGACCAGTGCCAGATTATCGGTCTCGATACTGCGCAGCGTCATATTAAGGGTGGCGGTTTTGCCAATCGGGAAACTTCTAACGAGGGCTTTTTGCCCGCTGTGGCTTTCCTTGTGTTCGACTTTCTCGACCGCCAAAGCCACGGATAATGCGGACACGTCACCCATAAAGCGGTGTTTGCCGATAACGCCGTTAATCATCGGTGCGGCAAAGACTTTGCCTTGTCCGTAGTAGTAGGTATCAGCCATTGTCTTGCTCCTTTTTTAAACGGGCGGGGATTTTTTGGATAACCCCGCAGCGCAATAAAAACTGTGCCTCGGCACGGGTGACGGCAATCACTTGCCCCTTTTGGCAGGGCTTGCCTTGGTGACTATGGGTATCGGTTTGTACGGTCACTGGGATGTGACCGGCCACACCCTCTCCCCCGACCCCTCTCCCATCAATGGGAGAGGGGAGAATGGCACCCTCTCCCGCTTGCGGGGGAGGGCTGGGGAGGGGGGCTTTTTTTCGTACGCTCATGCGTTATCCCTCGGCCAGAAAAAGCGGGCGGTAAACAGCAGCGGGGCTATCAGCCAGTCGTTTTCAAAGACCACCGGCAGGCGGGTACTGGTGCGCTCCAACGGCGAGCAGGCTTTTTCCGCCGCGCCGTCATCAGCCGCCGGTATCCAGCCGGTCAGGGCGTTAATCAACTGGCCGAGCAGCGGCCCGGCCTGCCCCTGTTTGGGATAGGCAATGGATAAGACCGCCGCCCAGTGCTGTTTGACCGGATGCTTGGCGCGTGCGCCATCGGTGATGTCCTCGCCCAGGTAGATAATCCACACCGACGGACTGGCGGCGGTTTTGTCCTGTGCTTCGGCCAGTGATGAAGCGCTGCCGATATGGGCAAGGCCGGGCACGCAGGCTTTGACCCGCGCCATGAGCAGCGGCTGCAAAAACAGGTAGTCGTCCATCAGTAACGCGCCCCCCAGTCGTTGCGGCCACTGCTGATTTGTACCGTATCGCTGGCTTTAATCGCCGCGCCGCCTTGGCTAAGCCCCAAAGAAAGCGTGCCTTTGGCAATCGCCATCAGCACCTGCCGCTCGCTGGCGGCGGCGAGCAAGGCCGGATGGTCTTTGCCTTCTTTGGGATGCACATGCAGGCTGGCAAAGGCCAGTTTGCAGGCCATGCGTTTGAGCACACGCGGCACGGCGGGCAGCGGCAGGCCGTAGCGGCCTTCCAGATAGAGGTTAATCTCATCGCTGGCACCTTCTATCGCCCGTGCGACGACAGGGCTATCGATAGTGGTTTGCGGCTTGTGGGTGCGGTCGGTGAGCGTGATTAACGCGCTTTGGCCGTATTGCTCGATTAAGTCCGCTTCAGTGCAATAGTTCATGGTGACTTACCTGTAGTCCCTGCCTGACCACCCTCTCCCCCGACCCCTCTCCCGCAGGCGGGCGAGGGGAGAAAAGCCTCTCCTTGGCTGAGGGAGTAGCTCCCCTCCCCCACTTGTGGGGGAGGGGCTGGGGGAGAGGGCCAGCCGTTAGTTCAGCCAAGCGCAGTCCAAGATGTTCACCAGCTCAAAGTTCGGGTTATCCGCACCGCTGGCAAGGCGCGAAACACCGACCACTTCCTTGGCCGCCCCGCGCAGCGGGGTGGGTACCACGAGCAGGCTCGGGCGGATATTGAGCGGCCTGCCGCCGTCGGCTTTGAGTTTGCGCATGCCGTCGTAGACTTTTTCGAAGTTGGCTTTGTTGAGCGGTTCGGTCGAACGCGCGGCCATCTGCCAAAAACCAAAGCCGACGTTGCAGCGCACGCGAATGCCGTAGCGGTATTCATCGGTCATAAACACCTTTTCATCGTCGGCATCGGTCATTGCCGTAAATTCCGGCGCGAGGCGTTCTTGATAAATCAAGGGTTTCAGGCTGCGTGTGGTATCGAGCAGATACCAAGGCGCGACCGCATCGGTGGCTTTGGCCGGTGTGTAGAGGTTGCTCGCATCACTGGCCGTACCGGTACCGTCGGTATTGGGATAAAGCGGATGCTTGCTATCGAAGAAGTTTTTGCCGTCGTAGCAGACCGTGCTGTGACCGGCGGCGAGCAGGCCAAACACCAATTCATCGGGAAACACCGCCGCCGCGTAGCCTTGTTCGGCAAAGCGCATCGGGTAGACGCTTAAGTTGTCGTCTTCAATATCGGTACGCGCCACGCCCACCGTGCTTTCGTACTTTTTATTGACCAGTTGATAGCCGTGCGCGGCCATGTCGCGCACTTGCCGCTCGCCTATCCATTCGCGAAAGTGCGGCCACTGGCCGAGCCAGGCGTAAGTATTGCTGGTGGATTTTGAGGCAACGCGGGTCGCCACTTCCTGCCACACCGAGGGCGCTTTGCCGAGCGCGTCCTGATAGACCTTTTCAAAGCCGGTGTTAAGCGCTTTGATTAAATCGGGCTTGATAATGGCCATGTTTTAAGCTCCTTGTTTAGCTTTGGCAAAGTCGGCCACGGAAAGGCCAATCAGTTCAGCAGCTTTGCGCTCATCGGCAGAGAGGTTTAAGCCGTCGGCCGGTGGCGGATTGGCGGCCTGCAAACGGGTTAAGGCGGCCAGTGGCGCGGCTTCTTTCAGGAAGGCTTGCAATCCGGCGCGGTCTTGTTGCCCGTACTCCCTTGCCCAGCCTTCCATCGCTGGCAGCAGGCGGCCATCGGCGAGCGCCTCGCCGACTAATTTATCCACCGCGCTGCCGCTCACTTGTGCCGACAGCACCGCGACTTTTTCGGCCAAGTCTTTCACCACCTCAATCGGCACAAACTGGGCCGGGTCGGGCTTATCGGCGGGCGCGGTGGTCAACCGGCTGCACGCGGCGAGTAGCTGCGCCTCGTCCGTCACCTTGAGCGCCTTTTTCAGCGCGGCCAGCAGTTGGCCTTGCGCCGCCTGCTGTGCTTTGAGTTGATTGAGCGCGGTCAGTGCCGCCTTATCGTCTGCGCCTTCGGGCAAGCCCAGCGCGGCCAGTAAGGTGTTATCCATCGTCCTATCCTCGGGGGCTTGCCCCTTGTGTAAAAAGCCAAAACAAGCGGCGGCGCTGTTCGTGAGCGCAGCCAGTGTCGACAGCGGCTGCAAACCATCGAGCGCCGGATGATTGGTCAATGCGCCCATCTCGATTTGCAGCACTTGCCCGCTTTGCGGGTCGTAGCTAAAGACCGGCGAGAAGTAGCGGTACTCGCCCGCTAAAATCAGCGCTCTGGCGCGTTCGGTAAAAAACGCCTTGCCCCACAGGCCGCTGCCTTCACGCCACTCAAAATCCAAAAGCCAACCCGCCGCTGGGGCGGGCTGGCCGTTGTCTTCCTTGTTTAAGGTCTGATGTTCGTAATCAATCACCGCCAGCGTTTGCCTTGCCTTACTGCGGGTTATCACCTGTGCGGCGGTGCTGCTGTCGATAAACCAATGCGGCACATCGCTCGGGCGGCCATCGATGGCTTTAAACGCCCCAGCCGGTAATAGCTGCACCCACTGAATGTCGCCTTCGCCGACCGGCAGCGCAAAAGTGCAAGCGGCAACGGCGACTTGACCAAGGACGGGGGATGGGCTTGAAGGTTTCATGCGCCCATCTTCAGGCGTGGGACGGCTTATCAGGTGCTGAAACGCTTCAGCACACCGATTAAGGGGCAAAACGGCTAAAAACCACTGGATAATGACCCGCCGGGCAAGCGGCCTGTCCAGATACGCCCGTAAGGGGCGTTAGACCCGCGTTAGAATTCGCGCAAGCCGCTGGTTTGAACCTTGTAGCGGGCAATCCACAATAACGCGCTACGCGCAAAATAAACGCCGTTTAGCGCAAGTCCGCCAAAACCCGATGAACCGTCTTTAATACCGCCTCGCGCACGCTGCTTTTAAGCTGCCTGTCCTCGCCAATCGGCAGATAAGGCCGCGCCGGTATCTTCACACTGTGATGGTGCCCCGCCAGCCCGCCCAACTGATGAATGGCCGCGTAAGCCAAATTCGTGCCTACGGCCGCTTCGTCTTGGCTGGCACGCCGGGTGATGGAGGCCGCCAATACGCCGGTCAATTGCAATATCCGCTGCGGCAGGCGTTTACCGGCCGCTTCACGCGCGGCCATCGTCCGTGGGGCGAGCGCAGGCCAGCCCGGGCCTTCACGGGCAAAGGCATCCTCGGTCGCCTTGAGCAGGTCAATCGAGATGGCGTTCATCAGCGGATAGCCGTCGTTTAAGCGGGCAAGGGTGCGCTGTATCGCCGTGCGTAAGGCGTGGTCGTTAAGTTGCAGGTCAAAGGGCTTGGTCATGCGGGCTACTCCCGTTATAGTGATGCAGCGTGGATACCGTTGTGCCCGAGAATTGGCCAAGGGCATGCGCCGCTACGGTGCATGGGATGGGGTTCGATGCCCCCTTCGGTGTCCATGCCATCGATTTAACGCACCCTTTGCTGCCCGGGCGAGGACAGCATGGCGGATACGTCGGCGGCTTTAATCCGAAACACTGTCGCCGCATCGTCAATATCGCGCTTGCTGTAGGTTGCCCGCTTAAAGCGCACGGCGAGCTTGTAAAAGTCGCCGCTGCCATCGCCAGTCGGTAACAAGTACAGAAAAATCCGTTCCTTGGTATCCCAAAGCAGCAGGTTGCCCGCCGGTGGTGCGGCAAACAACGGCGGCAGCTTTTTAAATTCATCCGTGCTCAGCGCATTACCCGCTGCCAAGTGCCGTTGCCCCTTGACCCCAGCCAGATGACGGTCATGCAAAAAGACCAGCCCTGTTTGCACATCCGCGCCCTGTGCACGCGCAAAGGCTAAATCGTCCGCAGGCAGTACGCCAAATGCCATCAGGTTGCCTTGTGCCTTGCCGCGCTTTCGGGCCGTCTCGACAAAGGCTTCCCATCCGGCGAGCCGTGCCGGATTAAGCAAAACCCGCTGCACGGCGGAAAGTACCGCGGCTTCGCCCAAGTCACCCAGCGCCCGCTTGGCTTTGTCGTAGAGTAGCTGGTCTATCAGATGCCCTTGCAGGGGACTGGCGTTAAATCCGGCATCGGCGTGAAACAGGTGCATCCGCCCATCCAGACCGCGCACCTCAATGGCATTAACGGTTTCAAAGCGCACTTCGCCGGTTGGCTTATCCACGCCGGTTTTGATTTGCACTTCGCGCAGCCTGCCTTCGCTGCTTTCTACCGTTCGCCCCTCTGCTTTGAGGTCATCGTCACTTAAGGCGATAAAACGGCAACGGCAGTTAATGCCGTTCGGTGGAATGATGGTTTGCCATATCGGGTCATCGTGGCGAAACACGCGCCCGTGCATGGCCGCGTGGCTTTCGCGGGTGTCGCCGTCCATCACCGCGATATACATCCAGTAGGGATGTGTGTGGGTTGCCTCCAGAAACGCCGCATGCCGTGCGGCCATAAAGGCCGATTGCAGGTTGGTGCGGTAAATGGTTTTCAGACGGCGCGGGCTGCCCAGTTGCACGCCGTCTTCGGTTTTGCCCCACCAGCCTTTTTTCTCCAAAAGCGGCTTTAAGTGCTTTTGAAAGTCCCTGAAGGTGCCGCCTTGCTGCATGTTTTGGATTAACGCCGTGCGAATGTCATGCAGCACGTCAAAGCCCGCCGACTGCGCCACGGTAAACGCCCGCGCATGGGCAGCGGCCTTGACCGCGTGCCAGTCGGTGGACGGCTGCAAACCTTTGCGCCGCAAGTAATCAATCGCCTGTTCGGGCGGCTGGCCGAAGACGGCTTTAATATCGGCGGGGGTTAAAGCGCTCATCCGCGCGTCTCAAAGGTAGAGCGGCCTGCCGCATCGGCGGCGAGCAGCAGGCGTTCGAGCACGTCGAGCAGGCTGGTTTCGTCCATGATGGGCAGCGCTTCGGCGAGAAAGCCTAACGCTTCGCTTTCGTCCTTGGCCTGTTCGACCGCTGTAATCAGCGGGGCGGTTAAGGCTTGCATCGTTTGTTGCAGGCTTTCCGGCGGCAGGCGGTCGATTAAGTCATCGAGCGCGATTTGTAGCGCGTCACCCTCTCCCTGCGCCCCTCTCCCGCGAGCGGGCGAGGGGAGACCCGCAGCAAGCGCGGCGGCCAGAACCTCCCCTCCCCCACTTGTGGGGGAGGGG